AAGACAAGCTCTAGGTTGTTGGGATGAACACGACCAAACGGCACTGCCTGCACAAGATGCCGTGAATCATCGACTGCCACTGCGTATATAGGGATCCTAGGATCCCTTGTTGGTAGTGTTACTGCTTGCCTCACCGCACGGGCGTGCTCAGTCGCTACAGTTGGAGGAGTAGGAGGACTTGGTGCAACATGAGGCGATGGCTCAATAGTAGGTGGCAGTATTGGAGGTTCAGTTGGCCTGACAATAGCTTCTCCAGGAACTGTAACTCTGCTAGCCTGTTCTGCTATATCATCTCCCCAACTATGTAGGCTAGTAAACACTTCCTCTGGGATGTCTCTGGTATTGTATACAGAGGTGAGAGTCTCCCTAAGACTTTCTAGCTGTTGGAAATGAGGAGACAAGCCACTGACTGTCTCTGTCTTCATCCTCATACCTTTCATAGCAGTATCCCAAACTACGCCCAGTTTCTCTTGAGTCCAGCCGAGTTCAGTGGCTGATTTACCTATTTGGCTGCGACTCAACTTATCTGCCATACCAAATGATCTGGCTGCAAACATATTGCGGCCTTCCATGAGCATGAGTTCAGTCTGGAAGAGATTACGAGAGAGGTCTCCAGGATGGCCTCCCCAGATACCTGCTACGTCTTCCATAGAGAGATCAGAGGTTCGCATGTCTGGAAGTGCTGCCCTCTTTGGATCAATTTGCAGTTGGACTTGTCTGGCTCCTCGGCTGGCATACATGCGCTCTATTTGAACATTAGACTCATTCCAGGGTGCAGCAACTGACGTTCTGTATCTCTCCCACCAGGCTGAGTTCCTGCTTCGTCTTGGAGTTCTACTTCTTAGTCTATTAGCTACCCCTTCTGCTTTGATTCTGGCTTCACTGACTACCGCTACTTGCATTCTATTAAATTGCATTATGTCGTTGAGGTAGGCAAGTTGGTTGGGACTAAGGTCAGGAAGGTTTCTTATACTGGCATCTACATGTTGGCCAATTTCAGAGAAGGAGGAGTCTACAGACCCCATGAAGCCTTGAATCCTATCGAAGTTGCGTTGCCAGAGTTCTTCATCCCTAGCTACTCTTCTTACTGCTGTACTCTCCTTCTCCATGAACTCCCACCAGTTATTCAGCATACGGACATAGAGATCTGCCATATCTTCTAAATCCTGGACTCGGCGAGCAGCCATAGCTGGGTCTGCTATTGGGACATCTAGGAACTCCTTAGCCATCTTATCCCACTCAGAGGCCCAGAACTCTGGCATAGCAACAAAGTGGCCTTTAGTAGACTCTTCTAGCTTTCTAACCAGATCATCTATCATAGGTCTGCCGCCAGTAAACAGGCTACCATTCTCAATGGCTTCTAGAATAGTAGATTTTACATCAGCTGGAATAAGATCTAGGCCCATTATCTCTTCTGCAACCCTACCTCTATTTACACCATTGGCAGATATTGCTTCGTCAAGAAACTGTCTGAAGGGTGTAGGACCAGCAGTAAGAGCGTTTCTAGCCTCTTGCATTATTTCTCTGGCATACTTATCACCTATCTCAGCACGTATTATTTCTGGCATTGGAGTATTGATGAGTATGTCATCAATGGCTTGTAGGACAGGAACTACATTAGGTTGATCTAGAAGCTTCTTCAGATAGACATTATGAGAGAAGTCATCATTCTGGCGTCTGCCAAACTTTCCGAACCAACCTACCGTCCAGTCTCCCCAGTGGTGGAGTGGTCGGCCTACTATGGGCAGGCGCTCTAGCCATGTTCTTCCTGCAGCTCCTTCTAGTCTACCCAATGCTAGAACCATTGGAGCATCAGCCTGTTGGCTATATGGTAGCACATGTTCTATACCATGAGCAACTCTATGTAGTCTAGCTGTTGCATTGGCATGAGGCCTAACCACAAAGCCTCCACCGCCAATGAAACCTCTACCTATAGTCTCTAATACATTACCTATACCATAAGATAGAGTCATGAGGGAGAGACGAGCCCAGGGCATTACTATTGCTTCATCAAGCTTCAATAATGCAGTATTCATTAGTCCTCTGTCTATGAATCTAGTTATGGCAGAGGCTTTCCCAGTTTGTTCCAACCTTGCATATCTTGCTGACCTATAAATACTGCTGACTTCATCAAGTTGTCTATCCAACACACTGTGGACTATGTCAGCAGTCCGATCACCTAGTGTTGACTGTCTAGCTCCTCTGAGCAGATCATCTTTATATCTAGCTACTTCTCTTCTAGCTACAGCCATCCAACGTTCAGATACAGCTATATTGAGGCGTTTGAGTATGAGGTTGGCTGCTACTTCATCTTGAATGATACTCTTACCCGCCCCTATAGTACCTTCAAATATGTTGATTATGTCGTCATAGGTTTGAGGACTGAGATCCCCTGTAGAGCCCAGCCTCCCTGCCATAGCTCTTATTGTTGTATCAGATGGAGGCTCTTGAGTGAGTAGCTTGCTGCCTAGATTTGCTAGATCATCAGTCTGACTTGGATTAGCAATCTTCCAGTCTATAGCCTCATTTAGAATTTCTCTGAGTCTATAGGCTGGAACTGTCTTTATGCTATACAGACCATCAGTAGCCTTTACTACTACTCTGTTTATGTCAGAGACCTCTTCTCTGGATACTATAGCTGCTCGTTGGCCTATAGTCTTTGGCACTGTGCCTACTACACTCTTTATGCCTTTTCCAGCAAGTATGAAGGGAAAGTCAGTAACAGAGAACCAGCCTTTGGCAAAGACTTCCATGCCTCTGGATACACTACTACCTATGCGAGGAATCCGAGATACTGCTGCTCGTCCTGCTGCAGTAACTCCTAATGTCAACCATACTGATGGATCAACGGCTAGTTCGAGAAGTAGGGATGTGGCCCAGTTGCCTTCAGTCTCTTCATAGGCTTTGGAGAGTGCAGCAGCATAGGAGAACGGATCACTGCTCTCTACACTGGCAAACACCCTATTGAACTCCTGTTGGTCTTTACCTAGGAACTTAGCTACAACAGGATTATTCCTTACTATAAAGCCGAGTTGCGGGTATACTAATGCTTTAACATATATATCAAAAAGATTGAGTGCTACTGCTCCAGGAGTACTAATCACCCTGCCTATCCAATCTTGGAAGGTTGGATCAGGAATGCGAGAGATGCCTTCTAGAGCAAGTTTACGAGCCAGATAATCTTCATCCCATAGATCTATTTGCTCATCAACTTGCTCTTTGACTGTTTTATATTGAGCAGCTAGTTCAGGACTATCCCACTGATACTCCTGGAACATAGTTAGAAATTCATTAGGAGTCATACCTTCTGGAAGTTGTGGTCCAGGAACTGTAGTCAACCCCTTGATGATCTCTTCAGTAGTCATAGAAGCGTAGAGTCTAGTTGGACGTTTAGCTGTTTGAGTCAGTAGATCTCTCATTTGTTGTTGGGTAAGACCTGCCATAGATCTTGGATCAAGAGTAGGACCAAGAGCAGCGCCTATTGCACCCTGACTATTTATTGCCTCTGCTACTCTCAACCCTGTTGGATCAATAGCAAGCTGACCACCTAGTGCTCTTCTAGCCTTATCCCAATACTTTCTATTCTTTGGCTCATTGATGGCACCTTGAGTTATGAGGTAGGCAGGTCCTGGATACCCAGCTACAGCCAGTATCATTGGATCGATGCCTGCCAGACTGGAATGCACATTGGTTGGATCACTGAATCTATTAGTCAGCATCCTGATCTCTGCTGCAACAAAGTTGATGGCGAAGTCAGGATCATTAGCCTGCTGTACTGTTACTGTTTGACCTGTCTCAGGATGAGTCTTCCCTGCCCTGATATTGATTTGGCCTAGTCCATGACTTCCTCCTTGATCACCAGATGCTGTTGGATTCCAACTAGATTCAGTATTGATGAGCCCAGCAATCACATAGGCTGGAACATCATACTGGCGGGAATTACCAGACACTGTGGACTGATATTGAGTTGGGGCACCTATGGCCTGAAGTGATGGCGTATCACTAATGCTACTCTGTATCTCTGCTTTCCAAGCTACATCCTCTTCTGTTGGAGTATATGTAGACATTTCTTTAGGCTCAATGCCAAGGAATGCAGTCTGAGCATGAAGATCTCGCCATCTTAGCTGTCTGGAAGCATCTAATACTGCATTAGCCTCCTGCAATGCCTGCTGCCGTTCTGCTTCAAGGTCAGCAAGTTGTTTCTCTGTCTGTTCCTGCACACTAACAATCTGCTGTATGTCTCCAGCACTGAGATCTTCTTCAGCTCCTGGATACCCAATAGGAGTACCTAGAGTTGGGTCGAGTGTTACCCAAGACTCACTAAGTTCTCTAGCTCTTTTCTCTGCACCTCTTGCTCTGGCAGCTGCTTCTACCTGCGTCTTGGAGAGCTCAGTAAGAGTCTGTCTGCGTTCTGCTGCTTCCTTTCGGAATCCTGGCCTGATCTCTGGTATGTCAGCACCAGAGAGGTAAGAGAATCGCTGCGATGCACCTTGTACTGATGCCTCAGCAAGTCTGGCTGATAGATCACTTGGAAGTCCTGCAGGTCGATCCTCAACTGTTGGTTCTTCTTGGCCTAGGATATCTGAGAATCTCTGATACCAACTCTTCCATAGCATCATGATAGTAGTCCTATCAACACTAGCTTCTCCAGCCTCTTCATAGTGCTACTCCTAAGCTATCAAGCATGGAGGTTGGAGGGCCTTCTGCAGTCTGTTGAGGCTGAGACTGCAGACCTGTCTCATCTATACTCTTCTGTATCTGATCTGCTAGCTTATCATAGTAGTCAGCTGCAAACTGATCACCACTGAGAGACAGTGCCGCTGCATGTTTCCTAACTCCTATAATAAGATTTGTAGCCTGCACCATTGGATGTCTGAGAGCTCTCTCTCCATCTATCTTTGCCATTGTAAGTAGAGGATCTTCCACCTGGAATATCTCATCTAGGATGTCCTCAACAGGCTTAAACACAGAAGCCTCTTTATTAAGCATCTGTGCTATGGTTGCTAGTTGGGCTAGGTTCTCAGGCAGATTAAGTTTATATGATATAGAGAACTCCATACCTTCTGGAAGATCAATACCCTCATTCTTTAGTCTGGCTCTAGCCTTCTCTAACCACATGTTATCAATCAGTTGGACTGTAGCCATAATAGCCTCATGGAATGGACCGAGGACTTGGCCTGCTGAGCTAGTTATCTGACCAAACAATGAGGCTGACATCTGCTGCTGTATGTTACCGTATGAGGCCCAGGGCATACCACCTCTCTGCACCTCACCTTGGATATCTAGAGACATAGAACGGAGTTCAACAGGAGCAGAGGCTGGGGATATGGGACCTGCATCTTCTTGCAGTCCCATAGTAACGATTGTTCCATAGGACTCTAGCATCTGAGGAGTTATAATATGTCTTGCGCCATCAGTTCTTTCAAACCAGAGAGCCTGCGCAGCACTCCTTACCATCTGCATAGTAAATGTGGCTAGCTTATTGAGAGCTTTGTAGGCTGGCTCATTGGTAGCAAAGATACTCTGTCCTACCTCACCTCTCCAGTTGGGATTGTTATCTATGATGCCTCGATCTGGGATGCCTCCAACTGGAAAAGTAATGATTGGAATGGCAGATAGAGGCTCATCTGTTATTGGTTTAACTAGATCAGTACCAATGACCAGAGCATTCTGTATTGAGCTTCCTGTGTTCTCATAGTAATCATATACTATCTGTGCTGCTCTATACTCTCTGTCAAAGCCATATGATCTGGCCTTATTTATTGCTTCTCTAGCTGACACACTATATATATGAGCACATCTGACTAGCCCTGCATTTATATCATCTGAACTAGTATCAAACTCTGGGAAGGTTTGAGCAGGATGCCAGACCTTAGCTCTGATTCCATCAGCAGTCTCCTCGTGGAATACAGCTATCCAGCCAGTAAGCAGTGTCCTGCCTATCAGCTCTCGCATCCAGGATGAACCTCTTCCTGTAACCATATTGAGAGTATCTAATTGCTTCCAATGTCTACTTATAGACTGCTCCATACTTCTGGCTGCAGGCATCAAAGCATGTTCAATGCCTGCAGTAGGAATCCGATGGATAGGTTTAGAGGGAAGAAGGAATTGTACTGCCATATTGTAGAGAGTCCTGGGATTATTAGTTACATGACTTTCCAGACCCTTCTTATATAGATCATCAACTAACTGTAAGAGCTTCAGCCAGTCCTTGAATCTGGCTACTCTAGGCTGCCAGGTATTAGATAGCATAGTGCATTCTCTGGTTATATCAACTGCTCTTGCGTCATATCTCATACTATCATCTGCCTTTTCTACCAGTTCCACCCGTATCTTCGAGATGAGCTAACACCTGCTCCTGCTGTTTCAATAACGGATAATCCTATACTGGCTGCCGCCCATAGATCATCATGAGCAAAAGAGAAGACTATCTGACTATCTCTCCGCATTGCTCTGACTTCTGTTAATATTCGCCTGTCTTGGATCTCAGCGGTTTGTAAGTGTCTGCCTAGACTTGCTGCCATAACATTCTTGCTGGGATTAGAAGTATTCCAGCCTGGCCTAGTACTCCGTCGGCCTGTTGCTGGATCATGCTGTCGATATAGGTTAGGATAGTTGAGGGATGCAATAGAGGGTGGAGAGTATATAGTTGACTTATCATTGTCTTCTGGTCTACTGTAGTTGGCATCTCCCCTCAATAGTACAATTACTGCAAGCCCTGGCCCATTCCTCTCTACAGCTAGCTTTGCCCAGTTATACAACTTTCCAGTCTGATATAACTTAGTTGCAAATGTCCTAGGCTCATATAAACCATGCAGTGTTGCACAGAACTTTGGCTCCATTGGACTAGTAATATCCCAGACTACAGCTGCGGCAGGATCCACTACTCCACCACTAGGATCAGCACCAATGACATAGACATGGTTAGACTTTGGCTCAATCCATATATCCAGTCCAAATATGGTAGTGCTGCTGGGCGACCTACATTGATACATAAGGCCATCTAACACTTCATGACTATATAGTCGTTTCTCACCACTAGTTAGAAAACAGGCTTCTGAATCCTCTGGATACTCCTCTTGGAAGTCTACCATAGTGCCATCTTCTTTGCCGAAAGCCATATCTGCTACCTTCATACGCCTCCAGCGGATTTGAGCCTCTATCAGTTGATGCCTTCTGGCTAGATCTTGCTCCTCTATAGTATATACTAACGGTGTATATCGGTCAGATGGAAGAGCAGCAGGACTGTCTTCTGATAACTGATAATCTCTACATAGCCACCAAGGAAAGAAATGCAACTTATAGGGACTGTTGCCTTTCATTGCCTGCATACAGCCCATATGAAAGTAGTTGCCCTCGCCATT